TCATTTATTGATTTCAATTTTGTCCCATTCTCTCCCTCGGCTGTCCCTATACCGCGCCGCCATTGAATCTGATTTATGCCCGAGAAGACGTTGAGCAAACTTATCGCCAATCTGATTCCGGTATAGCCTCGCCGACAGGCTACGCAGTTCATGGAATGTTGGCGGGTCTCCATCAAATGAGAGTCCAGATGCATTTCTCGCCTTTGTAAAATACTTAGATACTGTTTTCGGGGAAAGCGGTTCGTGATGCGTTGATGCAATTATTGTTTCACTGCCGCTGGCCTCCCTGCATTTCTGTAGTGTATCAGCCAATGAGATATTGAGCGCGTCAATCGTTAGCGTCAGCGGAATGGCGAGCTTAGCCCCTGTTTTACCCTGCTCAATGTGAAGATGGTTGTCGTTTATGTCTGACCATTTCATTCTGCATAAATCGCCTACTCTCTGCCCTGTAACGACAGCCAAATCCATTGCCAGCCTCAGCCAGATTGGGAGATGTTCGGCTGCATGGTAAATCGCGACATACTCATTAGCTGTCAGCCTTGAGCGCCTTACTTCTGACTTTGCTGCGCGGGTTGCTGTTACCGGATTCGTTGCCACATGCCCCTCGGCTATTGCCTCACGAAAAACGTCAACAAGGGTTGACCTGATTACTCTTGCGGACGCTGCTTTACCTTCTGCGACGTAGGTGTTTAGCATTGCAGCCACCTCTTTCGTTGATATGTCAGTGAGCGGTTTGTCCGGCAATTTTCTTCGGATTGCCCTGATTTTGCTGGCGTAGTCGAGTAGAGTTTTCGGTCTGATACCCCTTTCGGTGAGGATTGTTTCATATCGGTCAAGCCACGTATGAAGAGTGATTGTGTCAGCGCCTTTAATTCTGTCTATCAGTGACTCCCGTCCGCTGTCTGAGAGTAACTCAATGTTGGCCTGTATTGCTTCAGTGATTGCTATCCTCCTGTCTCTGCCTAATCCGAACTCTTTACCCGTCCTTGGGTCCCTGTAGCAGTAATATCCATTGTTTCTTATATAAAGGTTAGGGGGTAAATCCCGGCGCTCATGACTTCGCCTTCTTCCCATTTCTGATCCTCTTCAAAAGGCTACCTGTTACTGGTCGATTTAAGTCAACCTTTACCGCTGATTCGTGGAACAGATACTCTCTTCCATCCTTAACCGGAGGAGGGAATATCCTGCACTCGCGTACCCATCGACGAACTGTTTCAGGGCTTCTTGGGCGTCGCTGGCGTGCGTTCCACTCCTGAAGTGTCAAGTACATCGCAAAGTCTCCGCAATTACTCGCAAGGGAGCGAGCAGTGGTTGATTTTCTCCAACAAAAAAGGAGCCGAAGCTCCTTTGATGATTAAAATTCGAATTGTCTCGCCCGAAGGCTTTTCAGCATTGGTCTTGCCCGTTCGAAAAGGGCGCTTGTCTGGTCAAGTCGTGTCGCCTCCCTGAGCAGTGCGTCTCTGTTTTTCGTCACCGTGTAGAAAGTCTCAAACGCGATGTCATACAGCTTGCTCGAGTATGATGAGTTCAGTTCCTTCAATATCGGATACAGGCGTTTGCTGATGTCCTGTGCTTTCTCCATCTGTACCTGCATGTAGCAGAGGAGGATGATTTCCTCGTCTGTGAATTGCTGCGCTGGTTGCATGCTGCGAAGTTTCTTTTCGCACTCGATGAAGTATCGGCGTATCTGGCGGCCTTTTTCGTTGCGCTCGACCATTGCCAGCTCTTTGGCTGTGTCGAGGGTGAGGTGGTAATCCTTGCGGTTGTGACCGCCTCTACCAGATGTTTGCTTTCCCAAATTGGAAAGCAAAATATAGTCTTGATTTTCAATGAATTCGTATTCTGAAATGCGATTTGTAATCCATGCCGCAAACACCTTTTTCACGCCTAAAAAAGCATGCAGATCGCGGGCATTGCAGAGTAGGGCTGTTTCGTTGGCGATAGTGCCGTTGAATACGGGGATGAGTTGACTGGTCATTTTTATGTCCTTTGCATTTGTTCAGATAGCCCTGTGTTCAGCAGGGCGGTCAGGTACTTGAACACCGTGCAAAGTCGGCCCGTATCCTTAACCTTTCGGTTGTTTTTCGGTATACGCGCTACCCGACCATATCTGAGAAATGGACATAAAAAAGCCGCATGACTGACGGGTGCGGTTTCCGCTTTGCAAGGTGTGTTCAGCACCATGAAGCGGAATATAGCCCCGTTAATGCGGATTTGTCAAATCATGTGGTCTTTATCTTGCTGTAAGCCGCGCCATTCGGTCTTTTCCCCCAGATTTGGGGAAAACTATCTTGTCAAAATCATGCAGCCTTTCGTTCTCCTTCGATGAGTTCCTCGATCTTGTGCACTCCCGCCTCGTTGTAGCGAAATGTCTCGACCTGCTTGTCACTGTGCGCCGATTTGTCGATGAACCACTTCCCGTACTTTTCTGTTTTGAGCATGTAGGTGTTGGCAATGCGCCCTACCTTGTTGGCTGAAATGCCAAGCATGGTGCCAACCTCCGACGCAGAGTAGTGATGTTCATCAATGACCGGAAGAGGGATTGCACTAAAGCCGACGACGGGATTAATCAGGCTGGCGGCAACGACCTGTTTAGCTTCCGGTGCGAGGTGAGGGAGGAAGTCGAAGAGGTCTTTCATTGTGTCGACGGTCATTTTCAATGCGCGTGCCTTACGGAATTCTTCAAGGCCATCCGGTGATTTCTTCGTGGTCGTTTTTTGTTGCAACTGCTGTTGCATTGATTCAAGTTTGTCGACCAGCGAACGACGGACGGCTTTCGACTCACGTGCGGCGACGCGCAGGGCTTGCTTGTAGGTCATCACTATAACCACCTGATCCGCTCCGCCTTTTTTCTTATCCATGGGGGTTACGAAAATTTCGTAACCCTCCCCCTCAAGCTCATCTTTGATGCGTGCAATGAAGTCGTTGTTGCGTACTTCTTTTTCGCCTCACAGTCTCCGCGCCTCATTAACCATTTTCAACAGCATCTGGCTGTCAATTGTTGCAGCCGGAAACGAAGACTGATTTGCAATATTGTTAATCATGTATTCTGTCCTTTTCAGATAAAAGAAATCCCCGCCAATGCGAGGATTGTTATTCATTGCCGATATTCACCTTTATCGCGTATACCTTTACCGGTTTATCGCCGAAGTGCGGATGTGTGATTGTCTTGATTTCATATCCGCCATACGGAACATCAATTCTGCGGCTGGAATCGTCGCGCTTCGGATACCCCTTCGTGATGATCAGACTGCCATACTCGCGGTTAACGAGGCGCTTTTTCCAGTAGTCATTAACAAGGCGATACTCTTCCGTTTTCTCTCCGCGAATCATGGCATCGAAGTATTCACTTTTAACAGCAAGTTGCAGGTTAGCCATCACTTAATCCCCCTTTGTTTGCGGATAAGCTCCAGATCTTGCTGGCAACTTGCACAAGTCCGACAACCCTGAACGGCCAGGCGTCTTCGCTCATCTATGGGATCGCCACACTCACAACAATGAGTGGCAGATATAGCCTGGTGGTTCAGGCGGCGCATTTTTATTGCTGTGTTGCGCTGTAATTCTTCAATTTCTGATGCTGAATCAATGATGTCTGCCATCTTCCATTAATCCCTGAATTGTTGGTTAATACGCTTGAGGGTGAATGCGAACAATAAAAAAGGAGCCTGTAGCTCCATGATGATTTTGTTTTTCATGTTCACCGTTCCTTAAAGACGCCGTTTAACATGCCGATCGCCAGGCTTAAATGAGTCGGTGTGAATCCCATCAGCGTTACCGTTTCGCGGTGCTTCTTCAGTACGCTACGGCAAATGTCATCGACGTTTTTATCCGGAAACTGCTGTCTGGCTTTTTTGATTTCATAATTAGCCTGACGGGCAATACTGCGAAGGGCGTTTTCTTGCTGAGGTGTCATTGAACAAGTCCCATGTCGGCAAGCATAAGCACACAGAATATGAAGCCCGCTGCCAGAAAAATGCATTCCGTGGTTGTCATACCTGGTCTCTCTCATCTGCTTCTGCTTTCGCCACCATCATTTCCAGCTTTTGTGAAAGGGATGTGGCTAACGTATGAAATTCTTCGTCTGTTTCTACTGGTATTGGCACAAACCTGACTCCAATTTGAGCGAGGCTATGTGCCATCTCGATACTCGTCCTTAACTCAACGGGAGATGTTTTGTGCATACAGCCCCTCGTTTATTATTTATCTCCTCAGCCAGCCGCTGGGCTTTCAGTGGATTTTGGATAACAGAAAGGCCGGGAAATACCCAGTCTCGCTTTGTAACGGAGTAGATGAAAGTGATCGCGCCTACCCGGATATTATCGTGAGGATGCGTCATCGCCATTGCTCCCCAAATACAAAACCAATTTCAGCCAGTGCCTCGTCCATTTTTTCGATGAACTCCGGCACCATCTCGTCAAAACTCGCCATGTACTTTTCATCCCGCTCAACCACGACATAATGCAGTCCTTCACGCTTCATACGCGGGTCATAGTTGGCAAAGTACCAGGCATCTTTTCGCGTCACCCACATGCTGTACTGCACCTGGGCCATGTAAGCTGACTTTATGGCCTCGAAACCACCGAGCCGGAACTTCATGAAATCCCGGGAGGTAAACGGGCATTTCAGTTCAAGGCCGTTGCCGTCACTGCATAAACCATCGGGAGAGCAGGCGGTACGCATACTTTCGTCGCGATAGATGATCGGTGATTCAGTAACATTCACGCCGGAAGTGAACTCAAACAGGGCTCTGGCGTCGTTCTCGTACTGTTTTCCCCAGGCCAGCGCTTTAGCGTTAACTTCCGGAGCCACACCGGTGCAAACCTCAGCAAGCAGGGTGTGGAAGTAGGACATTTTCATGTCAGGCCACTTTTTTCCGGAGCGGGGTTTTGCTATTACGTTATGAACTTCTGAAGCTGTGATGACGCCGAGCCGTAATTTGTGCCACGCATCATCCCCCTGTTCGACAGCTCTCACGTCGATCCCGGTACGCTGCAGGATAATGTCCGGTGTCATGCTGCCACCTTCTGCTCAGTGGCTTTCTGTTTCAGGAATCCAAGAGCTTTCACTGCTTCGGCCTGTGTCAGTTCTGACGATGCGCGAATGTCGCGGCGAAATATCTGGGAACAGAGCGGCAATAAGTCGTCATCCCATGTTTTATCCAGGGCGATCAGCAGAGTGTTAATCTCCTGCATGGTTTCATCGTTTACCGGAGTGATGTCGCGTTCTGGCTGACGTTCTGCAGTGTATGCAGTATTTTCGACAATGCGCTCGGCTTCATCCTTGTCATAGATACCAGCAAATCCGAAGGCCAGACGGGCACACTGAATCATGGCTTTATGCCGTAACATCCGTTTGGGATGCGACTGCCACGGCCCCGTGATTTCTCTGCCTTCGCGGGTTTTGAATGGTTCGCGGCGGCATTCATCCATCCATTCGGTAACGCAGATCGGATGATTACGGTCCTTGCGGTAAATACGGCATGTGCAGGATTCGTTGTCCTGTTCAAAGTCCATGCCATCAAACTGCTGGTTTTCATTGATGATGCGGGACCAGCCATCAACGCCCACTACCGGAACGATGCCATTCTGCTTATCAGGAAAGGCGTAAATTTCTTTCGTCCACGGATTAAGGCCGTACTGGTTGGCAACGATCAGTAATGCGATGAACTGCGCATCGCTGGCATCACCTTTAAATGCCGTCTGGCGAAGAGTGGTGATCAGTTCCTGTGGGTCGACAGAATCCATGCCGACACGTTCAGCCAGCTTCCCAGCCAGCGTTGCGAGTGCTGTACTCATCCGTTTTATACCTCTGAATCAATATCAACCTGATGGTGAGCAATGGTTTCAACCATGTACCGGATGTGTTCTGCCATGCGCTCCTGAAACTCAACATCGTCATCAAACGCACGGGTAATGGCTTTTTTGCTGGCCCCGTGGCGTTGCAAATGATCGATGCATAGCGATTCAAACAGGTGCTGGGGCAGGCCTTTTTCCATGTCGTCTGCCAGTTCTGCCTCTTTCTCTTCACGGGCGATCTGCTGGTAGTGACGCGCCCAGCTCTGAGCCTCAAGACGATCCTGAATGTAATAAGCGTTCATGGCCGAACTCCTGAAATAGCTGTGAAAATATCGCCCGCGAAATGCCGGGCTGATTAGGAAAACAGGAAAGGGGGTTAGTGAATGCTTTTGCTTGATCTCAGTTTCAGTATTAATATCCATTTTTTATAAGCGTCGACGGCCTCACGAAACATCTTTTCATCGCCAATAAAAGTGGCAATAGTGAATTTTGTCTGGATAGCCATAAGTTTTTTATCCATTTTTGGGGACTCCTGGCTGATTAAGTATGTCGATAAGGCGTTTCCATCCGTCACGTAATTTACGGGTGATTCGTTCAAGTAAAGATTCGGAAGGGCAGCCAGCAACAGGCCACCCTGCAATGGCATATTGCATGGTGTGCTCCTTATTTATACATAACGAAAAACGCCTCGAGTGAAGCGTAATTGGTATGCGGTAACGCCGCGCTCAGGCGGCTTTGATAGTCATATCATCTGGATCAAATATTCCTGATGTATCGATATCGGTAATTCTTATTCCTTCGCTACCATCCATTGGAGGCCATCCTTCCTGACCATTTCCATCATTCCAGTCGAACTCACACACAACACCATATGCATTTAAGTCGCTTGAAATTGCTATAAGCAGAGCATGTTGCGCCAGCATGATTAATACAGCATTTAATACAGAGCCGTGTTTATTGAGTCGGTATTCAGAGTCTGACCAGAAATTATTAATCTGGTGAAGTTTTTCCTCTGTCATTACGTCATGGTCGATTTCAATTTCCATTGATGCTTTCCAGTCGTAATCAATGATGTATTTTTTGATGTTTGACATCTATTCATATCCTCATAGATAAAAAATCGCCCTCACACTGGAGGGCAAAGAAGATTTCCAATAATCAGAACAAGTCGGCTCCTGTTTAGTTACGAGCGACATTGCTCCGTGTATTCACTCGTTGGAATGAATACACAGTGCAGTGTTTATTCTGTTATTTATGCCAAAAATAAAGGTCACTATCAGGCAGCTTTGTTGTTCTGTTTACCAAGTTCTCTGGCAATCATTGCCGTCGTTCGTATTGCCCATTTATCGACATATTTCCCATCTTCCATTACAGGAAACATTTCTTCAGGCTTAACCATGCATTCCGATTGCAGCTTGCATCCATTGCATCGCTTGAATTGTCCACACCATTGATTTTTATCAATAGTCGTAGTCATACGGATAGTCCTGGTATTGTTCCATCACATCCTGAGGATGCTCTTCGAACTCTTCAAATTCTTCTTCCATATATCACCTCAAATAAGTTGTTTGCTGCGAAAGTAAATACGCTTAAGTTACCTGTTATTTATCCCACCAAGTTCCGTATCTATCTATCCAGTTACACCAATCATCGACACTCCATTTTGTTGTGTCGCATTTTTGCAACTGGCATGAATATCTACCTTCTTTGTAAAGTCGGCGTTTGACTTTCTTGAGCATGGCTCACCTCAATCGTAATAAGCTGGAATTGATTTTCCGCGTTGCTTCTGGCGGCCTGAGCAAGTCACACCCATTTCACTGCGTGGCTTGCGGTAGTAAATACGGTTCTGTTTACGCTCGACTTCTTCTGCCTTCTGGCAGCGAAGGCTTCCGAGTGATATTGCTTTTTCAGAAAGGCTTAAACGTTTTCTCGGGGCTTCCTGAACAGGTTCCTCACTGTCTGTGCCGAAGATCGAATCGATGATGTTGCATATAGCATCACGCTCGATAGCCAGCTTTCTGCGCCGCTCATGACGGCGAGTTTTGGCATTTCCTGCAAATGTTGATTTCCCGTACACGATTACCGTCATGATGTTTTCCTCATGTGAAATGGCTTTGGGGGTGATGTGCCAGATGCTGATCTTCTGGTTGCTGTCGTTGCAGCTGCAATTCACATCACCGCCAAATCCATCTCGTTTGGTATCTGTTTGCGCTTTGTCAGCGCCCCATCGAAGTTAAAGAGCCTGCCAATCTGTTCCGTTTGGCTGCCAGCATCCTGCTGACGGCGATAATAATGAACTAATAGTTCGATATTATCAAGAACTGCAAGTACGAGATTTTGCAACTCTTTAATTTTATTAGATAAGTTTTTGATATGTAATGAAATTTATTTTTGCAAAGATTGAAGATTGGTCTGTAGGGGAGAAAGGACTGTATTGCTGGCGTGTTAGTTCGTGGGTTAGCACATATGCGGATGTTAAATAGGGGAGGCGAACGTGAGGTAAAGAAAACCCGGCGCAGAGGCCGGGTTTTTCTAGGCTACCAGAGAGTCAATCCAAGAGTCTCTGGTATGGAATGGCAACACTCGTGCGGTATCATTAAATAGTAGTGATAGTTGCTGTAGCTCAGGTGTTAACCCATCGCTGTCAACTATTACAAATCTATTGTTTATGTCAGGAACGACCTGACTTAAGTCAACAATCTTCCCAACTGTTGAGTGGGCAGTATTCCATCCTTTACTGCTGGCAAGGCTTACCGTAAACCCGCGTTTTGGTGGTATTAGTCGAGACTCATTCCTTAGCGTTAACGGAACAGTAATGTTATGCCCACTAATACCTTTCACTTTTTCCTTTAAGGCTAGTCGCTTCCCAAGCCCTGCTGATTTTAAGTAACTGATTACACATTTTTCGAACTTATCGTCTTTGACCTCAGCATACCAATCAGCAGTTTGGGCGGATGCAAGAATCCCACCACGAATAACATTTGCAGTTACCTGTCCAACGGACGACTCATCTGCCCACGCAGATATCTCTCCAGAGTCATTTAATGAAATTCCTTGCGAAGCGAGTGATGACCTGATCAGATCAATTTTCTTTTTAGTCAGGTGGATGCCGCGTGATTCAATATTCATCAATGTATCGCAGTAGTCTGTAACCCTATACTGACCACTCATCTCTTGAACGAATACGCTTATCTGCTCACAATCATCGTAGTATGTGAAGGGACTAATAACGCGCAGCAACGTGTCGCTCATTGGGTGGCATTCAAACCCGAGCTTAGATATGACTGTTGAACACGTTACATTTCCCATGATAGCTGACCTGATTTATCTTGATTCGGTAAAGGTGGGCTGCCTTCATATATGATATTAAGCGCCTCGCAAAAATAATTCCAGTAGCCAAAAAAATCATCTGGCTTGATGTTCGTTTCAAGCTTGAGTGCAATTTCTTCCCCAGCTGATTCGAAGTACATGTGATAGTGAGGACCTCGAGCCACCTCAACAAAATCTGGATGGTGCACTATAGATTTATTACGGTGTGACTTGTTATGCGCAGGGTACGGGTCAAGCGCGTAAATGCGCCTGTCATGAAGAAACATCACAAATGAAAGCTTCACTATATCCACCCCTTCAACGATAGGAGAACGCCAGTGAAGCATAAATCTTATGCCTGTGATTGGGTTGCCAATTTCATCAAAAGCTTTGAGATCCAATTTAAACCAGATTGGGGTTCGTCCCTCACTTCCGGTCCACGAAACTCCGCTAAAAGTTACTTTTTTCAAGCGAGTAATAGCTTGGTCAACCTCTTTCTGGGTAGGCTTAAAGTCGCCTTTTTTAGCCACTGATTCGTATCACCATGAAAGTTATTGTTAATACCTATGCTTCTTGTCACCCAAACGTCTCTTCAGGCCATTGGTTACCAGCTATGTGACGATGAAGTCACGAACTTTTAATCCATTCCCTTGCCTCGATGTCATCTAGGTGGCGAGATTGCTTCAAAATACCAGCCACATACTCCACCTTTGCTACTTGATGATAAGGCAACGTTATTGGCCTGTGGTCTTGATTGATGCTTGTAAATTGGTATTCTCCGTCTCTGTCATAGCCAAGAACCTTGATCATGTTGTGCCCTTCAATGGTTCTGACAAACACTTCATCACCTGGGAATACTTTGGTGTTAGGCTCAATGAGTACATATTCTCCTGATTTAATTCTGGGCCACATGCTGTCTCCTTTTACACGAAGACCAAAGGCATCTGGATCATCGCTATAAATCTTGAGCCACCCATCGCGCTCTTCGGTCATCTCGATGGCACCATCAACACCAAGAATTGCCTCACCAACCACGCGCACTAACCCTTTTTTTAATTTGCCAACAATTGAAAAAGTATCTTCATCATTCGCTCCATTTAACGAAGTGCCGTGCTGAAGCCAAACAACATCAACGTTTAGAAATTTCGCAAGCGCATTCATTTTTTCCTGGCGTGGTAAAGACTCAGCATTAAACCATTTGCTAACGCCTTTGGACGAAAGAGAAAGGGCACGGGCTATGGCCATTCCCCTACCATGTTCATCAAGACCAGCTTCTTTACAGGCTTGCGCTAGCCGCTGGGCGAATTCTTTGCGCACTTTTTCATTCTGAACCATGAGTACGATACTAAAGCACTTGCAAAAACTTTCAGTTCAATCATAATGCGTACTGAAAGTACGAAAAAGGGTATTCCTATGCAAAATCTTGATGAGCCGATTAAAGGTGTCGGCATCCCTGAAGTTGCGAAGGCTTGTGGAGTTAGCGAAAGGGCTGTCTATAAGTGGCTCAAAAACGGCTTCCTCCCTAAGACTGAGTTTTTTGGGAAAACTAAATACGCATCAAAAATCGAAGAGATTTCTGGTGGCAAATATCAAGCAAGCGAAATGCTTGAAATAAGCAAAAAGAACCTTCTGGCTGCATAAGTAACACCGCTCTTTATCAATCTGCACCGCCGACAACGCGGTAACTAATTAAGCACTCATCGAAAGATGAGTGTTAGTGATTATTTACCTATGGGAATAGTAAGAAATGACACAAACAAGTTACAGCAAACTATCACAGCGCGACGTTGATCGCGCAGAAACAGATTTACTCATCAACCTGTCAACGCTTACCCAGCGCGGTCTGGCAAAGATGATTGGCTGTCATGAATCGAAGATAAGCAGAACAGACTGGAGGTTTATTGCTTCGGTCTTGTGTGCTTTCGGAATGGCATCAGACATCAGTCCGATTAGTAGGGCTTTTAAGTATGCGCTTGATGAAATCACAAAGAAAAAACGCCCGGCGGCAACCGAGCGTTCTGAACAAATCCAGATGGAATTCTGAGGTCATTACTGGATCAATCCACAGGAGTCATTATGACAAATACAGCAAAAATACTCAACTTCGGCAGAGGTAACTTTGCCGGACAGGAGCGTAATGTGGCAGATCTCGATGATGGTTACGCCAGACTATCAAATATGCTGCTTGAGGCTTATTCGGGCGCAGATCTGACCAAGCGACAGTTTAAAGTGCTGCTTGCCATTCTGCGTAAAACCTATGGGTGGAATAAACCAATGGACAGAATCACCGATTCTCAACTTAGCGAGATTACAAAGTTACCTGTCAAACGGTGCAATGAAGCCAAGTTAGAACTCGTCAGAATGAATATTATCAAGCAGCAAGGCGGCATGTTTGGACCAAACAAAAACATCTCAGAATGGTGTATCCCTCAAAACGAGGGAAAATCCCCTAAAACGAGGGATAAAACATCCCTCAAATTGGGGGATTGCTATCCCTCAAAACAGGGGAACACAAAAGACACTATTACAAAAGAAAAAAGAAAAGATTATTCGTCAGAGAATTCTGGCGAATCCTCTAACCAACCAGAAAACGATCTTCCTGTGGAGAAACCAGATGCTGCAATTCAGCGCGGCAGCAAGTGGGGGACAGCAGAAGACCTGACCGCCGCAGAGTGGATGTTTGACATGGTGAAGACTATCGCACCATCAGCCAGAAAACCGAATTTTGCTGGGTGGGCTAACGATATCCGCCTGATGCGTGAACGTGACGGACGCAACCATCGCGACATGTGTGTACTGTTCCGCTGGGCATGCCAGGACAACTTCTGGTCCGGTAACGTGCTTAGCCCGGCCAAACTCCGCGACAAGTGGACCCAGCTCGAAATCAACCGTAACAAGCAACAGGCAGTCGTGACAGCCAGCAAACCAAAACTGGACCTGACAAACACAGACTGGATTTACGGGGTGGATCTATGAAAAACATCGCCGCACAGATGGTTAACTTTGACCGTGAGCAGATGCGTCGGATCGCCAACAACATGCCGGAACAGTACGACGAAAAGCCGCAGGTACAGCAGGTTGCGCAGATCATCAACGGTGTGTTCAGCCAGTTACTGGCAACTTTCCCGGCGAGTCTGGCTAACCGTGACCAGAACGAACTGAACGAAATCCGCCGCCAGTGGGTTCTGGCTTTCCGGGAAAACGGGATCACCACAATGGAACAGGTTAACGCAGGAATGCGCGTAGCCCGTCGGCAGAATCGACCATTTCTGCCATCACCCGGGCAGTTTGTTGCATGGTGCCGGGAAGAAGCATCCGTTATCGCCGGACTGCCAAACGTCAGCGAGCTGGTTGATATGGTTTACGAGTATTGCCGGAAGCGAGGCCTGTATCCGGATGCAGAGTCTTATCCGTGGAAATCGAACGCGCACTACTGGCTGGTTACCAACCTGTATCAGAACATGCGGGCCAATGCGCTTACTGATGCGGAATTACGCCGTAAGGCCGCAGATGAGCTTGTCCATATGACTGCGAGAATTAACCGTGGTGAGGCGATCCCTGAACCAGTAAAACAACTTCCTGTCATGGGCGGCAGACCTCTAAATCGTGCACAGGCTCTGGCGAAGATCGCAGAAATCAAAGCTAAGTTCGGACTGAAAGGAGCAAGTCTATGACGGGCAAAGAAGCAATTATTCATTATCTGGAGACGCACAAGAGCTTCTGTGCGCCGGACGTTGCCGCGCTAACAGGCGCAACAGTAACCAGCATAAATCAGGCCGCGGCTAAAATGGCACGTGCAGGTCTTCTGGTTATCGAAGGTAAGGTCTGGCGAACGGTGTATTACCGGTTTGCTACCAGGGAAGAACGGGAAGGAAAGATGAGCACGAACCTGATTTTTAAGGAGTGTCGCCAGAGTGCCGCGATGAAACGGGTATTGGCGGTATATGGAGTTAAAAGGTGA